GTCTGGTTATAGTCGTTGCCTTGTAGCGCGTTCATTTGTGCTGCCGTCAGAATTGTGTCTGCGACGAATGTTTGTATTGCCATAAGTTCTCCTAACCTAGTGCATTATTTGTTGTAAGTGTGCCATATGTGATGTCATCTAAAATAAACGCATTGAGCACGATTGTGTTGCTTGTGTAAACCGTGACCCTGTGACCTGATGCCACATTTATGTCATGATCAACACCTTCAACCGCTAGCGCCTGCGTGACCGCCAGCGGTGTGCCACTAGTAAACGACTTAGTTAAAGACACCGTGTCACCAATGTCAATGATCGCTAGCGCGTCTTTCTGCGGGTCGGTCAACGCCGCGAAAGTACTCGACATAGATGTGAAGCGTGGTGCCGGTATCGGGTCTAACAAATAGTCTGCGAGTGTTAATGCTTGTGCGTTGCTTGATAGCAGACTGTCAAGAATTGACTGCGACTGCACAAAGTATTCTGATATAGATGCCGCGTCGGTCGCTGATTGCGGTGCACCACCAGACTCGATCTCAACGGTCGCAGAGTTAATGACTGCCTGCTGATCAAATTCGACACCTAACACATCATATTTTGTGTTCGCGCCAACATCGCTGAACTCTACGGTTGACGGCACAAGTGTGTCACCGACACGATTTTGGAATACGAGTGTGCCTGCCCGGTCAATAAAGATGCGCCCCTGCTCAGATTGTTGGATACGGTTCGCGTACTGGTTCGCGTTCGCGCCTTCCGCAATAGTGAACGCACCGAGTGTTGTTACTGGTGACGCAGTGATATCGGTCGGGCCTGTGTACGGAATGAGAGCCAACATTGCTGACAGCCTGGCACTCGAAGTCTGCTCAGTAGTGACGGTCTCAGGTAGGACAGCCTGTGCGAGCGTGTAAATGTCATCAGCACACGACACCGTGTATTGTGTCTGACCACCTAACACATATTGCTGTGCATAAGAAACAACTTTGCCAACAAATAGATATTCGCCATCACGACTTAACCTGATCGGTCTTAACGGCCCTAAACCTGGCTGGTCGGTTGATGTGTTGTAATAAATTGACGCAGTGTTAAACGGGTCTAACGCACGATCGTTGTTCGTTTGTTGCATCGACACAACCATCTGCCCGGCACCGAACGCGTCAACAACCTGTCTGCGACCACGCGTGATGTTGATGTTGTTCGCGAAAGTTGTGATGTCTTGAAAGTCCTCGCCGTCGCCATCTAACACTTGTGGGCCATCTAACTCGCTCTGGTCAAGTATGAACGCCTCAGCGTCAAACCCTGTGCCCAATTCAAGTAGGTAACTACCGCCAGTGACCAGCGTGGCAGCCATTAAGAAGCCAATGCGTTTAGTGGGCCATAAACCTGTTTGTAGTTCAGTAACGAGTTGTAGACAGCCTGACCGATCTGCGCGCTAGTCGAGATACCGCCATTCACATTTATTGTGACACCACCAAACCCGCCAGCCTTGTTCAATGGCACAATTGCTTCCGGGCCTTTCTCGCCAACCATTGCCAGCGTCGGGCCTGTAACTATGCCACCGTTAGCAAAACCCGGAATGTCTATTTTCCCGATGAGACCACCAATAGCGCCGACACCAGGTATTTTGCCGATGGCGCGTACCAGATCGGCAATCAAACCGATCGCTGCTCTGACAGGGTCAATAATCCCATTTCTAAAACCATCGCCAACAAGTCGCAACGCAGCAGTCACGAAACCAAATTTCTTCTCAAGAATTACCAACGCCGCAACGATCGCAGCAATAGCGATAATTGCTAAACCGATCGGGTTTGCTGACAACACAAAATTAAACAACGCTGTTGCTGCCGTTACAACTTGTGTCGCAATTGCGTACGCTTTCATAGCAATGTTGGCAATCACAATTGCTGCAGCAAACCCACCAAGTACGCCTGCAAAAATTAAAAACAATGTCGTATGTTCTTGCGCAAATTTTGCTATCGGCGCCATGATTTGTAGCAACTTTTCTAACGCTGGTAACAATGCTGCACCTATCGACTCTTTAGTTTCGTCCATCGCAATTTTCATAGACTTCATTCGACCTTCATAGGACTTCGCTGCGACATCTGCCGCGCCACCGAATGACACCGACAACGCACTAGTGATGTCGTCAAGACTTGACGACGAGTCAATGACACCACGCAACGACGGGTCAAGTTTTGTTAACGCCGTTGTTTGACCGTTTGCAGCCTTGCCTAACGCTAAAGTAACTGTTTCTAAATCCATGCCCGTAGCGGCTGCAATGTCGAGCGCCGTGTTCATCAGACCTTGCGCGACCTCAACCGAACCAGTAGACCTGACTAGGTTCGCCATCGCAGGTCTCAACTCGTCATCAGCAACCGCCTTCGCCATAGACAAACTCGATATAAAATCCTCATTGCTTTTAATCACATCGTCGGTAGCCATCGCGCTGGTACGCAACTGATTTGCCAACAAATCTTGTGCCTTCTGGTCCTCAACTGCTGCCGCCGTAGCCAAACCTAAACCAGCCGCCAAACCACCTATTACCGCTACCGCTGGCAAAAATGCTTTCTTTAACGCAAACCCCGCTTTAGCGCCAGCGCCGTCGAGTTGCTTAAATTCGGCGATGGCGGCTTTAATTCCCTTATCACTGAACTCGCTGATAATCGGTATAGATAATGCCATGATCAGATTTTTTTCTGTACTGCGCTAATGGTGTCAACGATCATAGATTTCATTGCAGCCTCAATGCCACGACGCGCACGATAAACAGCAGGACCGATAAGTCGAGTGCGACCAGCAGACACCGGGTCAAGATTACGGCTCAAACTGTTTGTGTTCTTACGACCTGCAGTCTCAAAGATTGCTGCCGCTTGATCTTTCTGAATAATCAAAATCACACCAACCGCGTTACGCCGTGTATCAAATTTCATTTGCACACCGTTCTTTGCTTTGTCAACATCAAAGCCTTTAATTTTTCTGCCGTCTTTCTTTTGTGTCCAATCTCTTGACATACCAGACAACGGCACTTGCACATATTTTGCTTTCGCTGCGTTGATTGCTGGCTGTGCGATCGCCGTCGCGTCAGCCTTGAATTGTTTCTGTAACTCTTTGTCAATTTTGCCGAGTTGGTTGATCGTATCTTTAACACCGACGACCGTGATAGTTGCGCTCACTGGCATCACTTACGCTCTTTGTTAATAAGTTCGATGACAGTGTTCATGTCGTCAATCTCAAATGTGATCTCTGACGGCCAGAACCCGGTAGCCACAACGATCTGCGCTAATCCGTAGCGGTATGAACCGCGTCTACTTTTGGGTCATTTACCGCCGACGGCAAACAAGATTTTAACAATTTGCAATAATCATCAAACACAAGTGGCACGACAACACCAGACATCTTTGATGCTTCATACGCCAAATATGCCAGGTCCTCTTGACCGATTGCGGTTGCCAATTCTGATGCTTTGCGTTTATATTTGCGTTCCCATAGAACGGTTGTGAATAATGTTGTTTCAACTGTGACTGGGTCGCGGCCGTCTAAAAATTGTACTTCTAATGACAGTTGCATATTATTCCTCTCGGTACGGCGCTTGTAAGCGCGGCTTGTTTTGTTTCGTTCTCAGCGGCCAGAGCCGCCGCATTATGCAGTCGTCTTTGTTAGAACGCCGCCAGCGAATGTCAGCGTGATCTCTGAGAGTTCGCCTAGTGATGCGTTGATTGGTGTGTGTGACTCTAGGTATGCGCCAACAAGTGTGTAGAACGGGTTTGTCGCACTGACTGAGCCTGTAGCGGGTGCAACGACAAGTGTGGTCACAATTCCGACTAGACCGTAGATCGTTGCTTCTGTTTCTGACGCTGCATAAGACTGATAAAGAGTCACTTCAATTGAGTTGTTTTGCAATGATGTGACTGCAGCGCCACCGAACTTGCGTGCAGTGTCGCCAAAACTCGTGGTCTCTAATTGCTCGTAGACGAAATTCACGACCGCCGATGTGCACTGGTCCTGCAGGTCCACAGAATTTATTGTCACATTTGGATTTGATAGGTAGACGCTCGTTGCCATGTTTTACTCCTGTTGCTCTGTGGTTATAGGTTTAGCAGATTTCGTAGCCTTTAGTGGTGATAGGTGACCAGACTCAACTAGAAACAATATGTCAGTTTCTAGGTCGCCTAGATCGGCTGCCTTAATAATGTCGCCTCGACTGTGGCCGTTCAACCTGTTGCTGGTCACAAGGTAATTCATCAGGTAGTGCTCGCTTTCATTTGTATTGTCAACGCTAACGCAGGATAGTCAACCCCGCCGACGGTCAACGATGTCGGGTTGCCGCCAGTGACTGCCACGCCAGCGCCCAACACTTTTGACGCAATGTTCAGACAGTTGCGGTACGCATCAGCGTTAGACGGCCCTAACGAAATAACCATGACAGGTATTGCCATGTCAACAATGTTTGCGTTGAACGCAGTGAACGACAACGCGTCAAGCAGTATGCACGGTGCTTGAATGTTGCGCGGGTCAGTAACACAAACGAGACCTGTGACCAGGTTCAGTGTTGTGGCGAGTGTGTTGATCGCAGTGTTAAATAGATCGGTGTACGCCTGTGCAGCCATTATGCGACCTGTGGTCGGTCAACACCAATCAACTGTTTAACCAGTGGCGATAGTCCGTTAGTCGAGCCAGCCGACATACCATCGAACGATGCGAAGTCTGAAATGCCGCCACGCTGACGATACAACGCGCCAC